GCATACACACAGTGAGCCCGCGCACTACAAGCCATTCATCAATCTCAGCTATCTACGCGGTCAGCGTTAGGTCAGGAAGCAAGTTATGCACACATGTAGGTTAACAACTTATCGCCTTACCCTGGGCCACCATGTTGAAAGAGAACTGCGGTGGGTGCGAGAACCACGACCTGGGAAGACATGAATGCTGTTTTCATTATTGTAGCGAATGTTTGAAGACAAGGAAGTTTTTGAATAAAGGCGATTTTTGGGAGTGCCCTACGTGCAAGAAGAAGCTACACAAGAGAAAGGAATAACTAAATATATACCGCAGGATGACTACGCCAAAAATAAATGGCGTCCGTTTGGCCCCAGAAAAGAGCATTTCTGTAAAGCCTGCAAGTATTACTATAAGAATCTATATGATAAGAATATAACAATAGATAAGTTTATGCCTATATGTTATGGGGATACCCGTTTATTATTCCCTCCTAAAGAAGAACTTGGATTAGAAACAGACGAGGAATACCTTTTAGCTAAAACCGTCCATGACCCTTTGTCCTGGGCAGAAGTTTATTTCAACTGGAAGCCGCGCTGGTATCAAGAAGAAATCATCTGCTGTTCAAGTGCCAGAAAGGTTATTAGGGCCGGTCGGCGACTTGGAAAGACAGCAGGATTAACTATTGCCGGTTTGCATTATGCAGCTACGCATAAGAATTGTGTAGTTCTTGTTATTGCTCCTTTCCAGTCACAGGTCGCCCGATACTTTGAAGAAGCCTTAAAGATTATTGATGAAAATGAGGATTTTAAAAACTCCATTCGAATAAGAATGTCCCCACCTATGCAGCTATCATTTAATAATGGTAGTGTAATTCGTGGTTTTGCATCAGGTGCTAACTCGGGAGGGAAGCAAGCAAACCAAATCCGAGGTCAGGACGCCCACGTTATTATTCTAGATGAAATGGACTTCCAGAATGATTATGATATGGAAGTCATTCTGGCTATCATTGCTTCTCACCCAGAAGTACAAATTATGGCTTCTTCTACTCCCAAGGGCTGGAGGAAGAAGTTCTGGCAATTAGTAAATAATAAAAATCTGCGATTTAAAGAATTTCATTATATATCTCATGAATCCCCTTCCTGGACAGATGAAGCGGAAGAGCTTCTTATTGCTCTTCACGGAGAACTCGGTTTCATGCACGAGTATCTCGCAGAGTTCGGGGAAGAAGCTTTTGGTGTTTTCCGATCCGATTTAGTTGATGCCTGTCTTGTTGATTACAACCTGCGAGATGAAAAACCAGTTCCTGGAACCCAATATATTATGGGGGTAGATTGGAATACCCACGCTGGTGTTCATATTGTAATACTTGGATGGACTGGAACACACTATAGATTAGCTAAAAAGGTTGTTATTAGAAAACAGGAATTTACTCAACTTGCAGCAGTCAAGAAGATAATAGACCTAGATATAGACTGGAATTGCAAGGGTATTTATGTAGATCATGGAGACGGTAGCGTACAAATCGAACTTCTTAAAGAAACTGGTGTTAAATTTCCAGAAACTAAGCTACACAAGAAAGTAGTTGGTGTAAAAATGGGCGGAAAGGTTATAATGAATGACCCTTACACCGGAAGAGAAGTTAAAAAGGGTACAAAGCAGTTTATAGTAGAGCTTTGCCAGAGACAAGTAGAAGACGGAAGAATTATTTTCCCGAAAGAAGAAGATACAGAAGTTATTATTGAGCCAGATGTGGTAGACCAACCCAGTATGGGTGTAGTGCAACAGATGAGAGGTTTTGTTGTAGCTAGAGTTTCACAAAGCGGGCAGCCTATATATTCTCAGGGTTATGAGCATACACTGACTGCCTGGATGTTGGCAATTTATGGATTCATGGAAGAATATGGTGCTCTTTCCTTCAAGAACTTTACTACCAAGGTTGCCATGTATGAAGGTGAGTTTGGTAATTCTAAAACTAAACAAAGAGACCCTAACAAGGGTAAAGAAGGGACAAGAAGAGTAGCTGTACCACGAGGAATAGATGTAAGCCCAAGATTAGGGAGAACATCTTATTCATCTGTTACAAGGAACGTTAGCGATAGAGCTAAAATACTGAGAGAAATCAAAAGAGGAGGTCGCGTCCCCTTTAGACGAGACCCAAGGCGAAGGAGTATGTAAATGGCGCAAATAAATCGCCCAGATTTAAGATACAAGAAGCCAAGAACTATTACGGTAGTTCCTTCATTGGTTATAGAGCTTCCAGAACCTATAGAAGAAATAGAAATTGCGGAATATCAGGAGCTTTCAAGAATAAATCGTGAGCTTGGCAAACTTGTTGATGTTATAGGAAAACACGCTGAAAATTACGTTCTCCCAATTGAAGAAGACGCCAGCGACGTACGCGCCGCTAGCTTAAGAATAGGCGGAAACGGAGTTGAGATTACGTTCGCCCAGTTTAGAGATGCAATAGATGACCAATCAAAGAACAAGATTGATTTAGTTGCTCATGAATACTCTGGAATAGGCACCACAGCAGACGCAGCAAAATATCACCAGTCCAGTTTCCAAAGGCACTCTAATGGAGATGGGTTATCTGATACACTCAAGGAATTAAGTAAATACGGAATGCAGTCTATAATTCTCTGGGCGCTTAATCAGTTAATTGGTTCCTTTCATTCTACTGACCACTCCGAAGTAACTTCTGGCAAATATCCCCCGGGGACAGAGGTTGGTGGTATCTTCCGGCAGATATTACAAGGACTTATTATGGCGAAGTTTATGCAAGGACTTTCTGATAAGTCCTTGGGGGAGCTAACATCTCTAAATAGCGATGGGATAAGTAGTTCTGGTATTGATATAGACAGCATGATCGACCAGGCTATTAATTCATCACCACCAGAGAGCGATGGTTTTACTGCATTCCGCCACTCAATGGCAACAAATGATTACTCCACTATTAAGAACTACTCCACCGACTATATGGTTAAGCATGTTGGCGATGGGTTTGAAACTTGGATTGGTTATCTAACAACGAGAAATGCGCACGAAGATAATCTACGGGTAGAGGAATTAGGGTCTCCATATACAGATGGGCAAATCAGCCTTCCAGAAGAAAGGAGAACGCAACTAGAAAATAGAAATAATTCTTCTGAAAACCTAATGTCAAAAACAAAATCTGGTTTAAGTGGGGTTTTTGATACTAAGGATTCCTGTTGTTTGCTTCGGTTTGTTGCTGCTATTGATGTTAGCGTATTAGATATTATTAGGTCTATTATTGCTACGGCAATAGCCATACTTGAAAAGCAGGCATCGGAAGCTTTTTCCTGGTACCTAAACGCTACAAGTAGCCCATGGAATATTATTTCTGAAAAAATTCTTCGTGGTTTAGACGCATTATTTGATAAAGTAATAGGAAAGGTACTAGATGTACTTGACTTTGATAATGATGTTATGGCAATATTAAAGGTTTGTACTCCAGTTTCCGAAATGGTCGAGTCTGTATTAAGTACTATAGAATATCTGCGTAACTGGTATCACGAGCTAGTCAGGTCCATCGGAAAGGATATTGATGCTTATTTCAAGACTGCATCTGTTGGATGGGAAACAGTTTATGGCATTAAAAGAGCAAAACAGCTTCTTGTGGCTCTTGATGAAATGATATCGTTTAAAGATAATATGGGAGATGGCGAAGATGTTTCAGAAGATGACATCCACTCCATGATACCCGTTATAGAACAATCAACAAATAAATATGATGTTGGTGAAGACAATAGTCTTCCAACTCCAATTAATGAATTGATTGATATGTGCCGAACTCTTGGAGACTGGGATTTATTAAAAGAAAAACTTTCGGGGTCTGATTAATGGGAAAAACCATCAACGACTTCAAGGCTAAAGAAGGAACGCCATCAACGACAGAAGCTGGTTTTGAGAAGAATGTAAAACACACACACAGAGTTCGCCCCAAAACCATTCCCTATCAAAGGAATAGATGGGGGCGTGGTTCTGCTGCTGGGTGGCAAACTTGCATTTATGATTTAGCAGAAATTTCCAGGGTAGCCGATATAGAATCCGCGCTTTCTGTCTCCTTTAGAAAGCACCGCGAACTATTACTAAAGGAAGGCTTTTATCTAGAAAGTAAAAACGTTAGGGTAATTCGCCGTGTCCAGAGAAGGATAAATGAAATTGAATTACAATCTGGACGTAGTTTTGAATCTATTATTAGGGAATTAGCAACCAATTTAATTAAGTTCCATACTGCCTTCCTATATATGAGAAGGGATGCTAATCGCTCTACTGGTGCAAGAACTAGGATGTTCGGAAAGGAAAGGGAGCCTATTGCTGCCCTTGAACCAATTGACCCCTCAACGATGGAAGCCAAGCAAAACAAATCTGGCAGAATTATTATTTGGCGTCAGCATGTACCAGAACAGGGGCAGGAAGTAGAATTCGACCCAACAGAAGTTCTTGTCGTCACTATGGATAAAAAAACCGGATTCATTTTTGGTACTCCATATTGTCTCCCCGTTCTAGATGACATTATTGCTCTTCGTAGATTAGAAGAATTAATTGACGTTATTACAAGTAAGCACGCATTTCCTCTATACCACTATCAGGTAGGGACGGAGAATTCCCCCGCCATAGAAATGTCAGACGGCGTAGATGGGATGCTTAGTGAAGTCGATATCGTACGCGCCGAAATAGAGGGGCTACCGACAGAAGGAGCAATCGTTACTTCAGAACGCCATAACCTTACAGTCATAGGTGCGGAAGGGCAAGCGATAGACTTGTCTCCCTACCTAGAACATTTCGAGCAAAGAATGCTTGGTGGGTTACGCCTTTCTGGTATTGACCTTGGAAGGGGTGGTACATCAAACCGAGGAACTGCTACTACTATATCGAAGAACCTAGCAGAAGCTGTAAAGGATTACCAGACAGTAATTTCCGATGGTGTGACTACCTATCTTCTAAATGAAATTGTATTAGAAGAGGGTTTTGACCTCAATGAAGAAAATAAGGTTTTCTTACGGTTCCCAGCCGTAGATAGGGATGAAGCAAGAGCCCAAGAAAATCATCTTATGACCCTATACCAGGGACATATAATTACAGAAACAGAAGCTCGTCAGTCACTAGGTAAGGACCCCATTTCGGATACTCAGAGGAGTGAAACCTACCTCAAGCTCGTAGAGCTTCCACTAGCTAAAGCTAAAAAGGCTGATAATAAAAGTAGTTCTGGAGCGAAGGGAACCGCAAAAAGTCGCGCTAAGCCCACAAACCAGAGTGGCTCCAAGGCAAAACCAAGGACTCCAAAGAACGACATGCTAAATATGTTCCGAGTTATATTCAATAACTTAAAAGTAAGCATAGCCAGTATAGATCTTAATGATGAAGAACGGCTGAAAGAAGTATTAGGTAATTCTTCCCGACAACTTCTAATTATGCTTACCCCCTACCTAAATGAAGCTATTGATAACGGTTCAAGTACTATTTCTGGGTCATCTGGGGTAAATTTTGAAATAAAATCAGATTTTCTTAAGAAAATTGCCAAAAAGGAGTTGCGTAAACTCTTCCAACGTATTAAATTATCAATAAGTGATATTTCAAAAGAAATTACACTTATGAATGCTATGTCAGCCATTGAGCCAATAGCATTAACAAATTTAGATATGTTGGGTAGAATGGCATTTAGTTTTGGTGCCGTAGAAGCAGCGAAACTAAACGGACAAACCAAACTAAAGTTAGGTGAAAACGAAATCGATCTAACAAAAGCCAATGTAAGAGATTTGGCAAGACTTCCGGAGATGTTAAATGCCTAAGCAACGCGAGGTTCTTTTAGTAGATAACCTGGCGTTCATTGTGCCTCAACTTGCTGATGATGCAATTGACAAGTTCATGCACTCTGTTCGTGAAGGTCCTACAAGTCTGCGTGTTGGAATTCGTGCAACGCACTCTGGTGTATTAACCAATTACCGAGTTTATCCTGGTATGAAGGTGCGAGATTCTGTTGGGAGTTGGGTTAGTGAGGCCCACGGAGGCACAAGTGCTTATGATGCTCCGGTGCATAGGCACCACAGGGCATATGGCGGGGGTTTTTTTGGCAGCGATGTAGAAGACCCGCTGGGTAGAGTTGTTTCTGCTGGATACACGCAATTAGTAGATGATGAGACTCTTGCGTCAGACTGGAAACGTCCTGCCCTGTCTGGTATGGGGTCTGGTTATATCACTTTAACAGCTGATATAAAGGACCCAGATGCTATTCAGAAAATCCTAGATGGTAGATATGCTACCGTCTCAAGCGCGCAAACCTCCCCGAGTATCAAGTGCAATATTTGCGGCGCTGATTTTATGGATAATGGGTGTGAGCATGCTCTCGGAAACACATATAATGTTTACATTGAGAGCATTGACGAAGAAGTACCCGTGATGTGTTATGCAATCACGGATAAACTAACATATCGAGAAATTTCCTTTGTTAATATTCCCGCGAGACCAGAAGCACAAATAACTAAAGTTTTTGGTCTTGAAAAAGATGACGAAAACTGTTATCATTTAACAACTAATGATGATAAAGCTGAAATTGTCAGTGCCGTTCTTTGTGATAGGGACGGACAAACAGAGTTAATTAAAGGAAACGAAGAAATGCCAAAGGGTAAAGAAAAAGAACCCAAAAAGACTATTGTCGCGGTTCCAGATGCCATCACGAATGATGACATCGAACCAGATGAGGTCTTGGAGGTTTCTGAACCAAATCCGGACACACCAGTAGATTCCGAGGTTATTCAGGATAACCCGCCCGCCAAGCAACCTGAAGAACTAGAAGAAGAAGCTGAAGTGGCCGCGTGGGATGACGAAAAACTTGCCCTTGCTAACGTAGCACGTTCGTTGTCTCAGAAGGATGCAGGTGGTCTTAGTGAGGAAACGAGCGAGGAACTAGCAAAGCGGCTTTATTCTGGTTCAACAGATAAGGCTATTGGCGAAGGTTTTGATGAACACTCCCATGAGATGTTTGTTGAAATTGTTGATGGTGTTGCCTATGGTTATACCATCAAGGTCGAAAAGTCAGATCACTTCCATATTTGGGAGATGAAGGCTGACGGAGCTATTGCTGGAACTACTCGCTCTGCCTCAAGCGGTCCAGACCACAGTCACGTCTTTACTCTGTCTGCTGTTGATGCTTCAGAAATCCCCGAATTTAACGATCTCCAAACCATCGTTGATGAACTGGGTAAGATTGAAGAGAACGAAGAGGATGCGAAGATTTCAACAGAACAGCGCAAGAAGCTAAGCTCATCGACTTTCTGTGGGCCAAACCGAAGCTTCCCTGTTCCTGACTGCGCACACGTCACAGCCGCGCGAAGGCTAGTAGGTCGATGGAAGGGCTCACCCGAGGCGAAAGCGCGGGTAAAAGCCTGTGTCAACCGAAAGGCCAATAGCTTGGGTTGTGGTGGCGGCGCTAGTAAGGATGAGGTAGTCCCGGAGCCACAGAAGATTGAGGAACCAAAGCAAGACTGCACAGACGGGGCGCAGGCTGAAATCACTCAGTTAACTGCTGAGCTGGATAAGGCCCGGAGGACCATAGTAGAGAGGGATGAAGACATTAGAACCTTAACCACTTCTCTTGCAACCGCAGAATCAATATTAACAAAGGACCTAGCGGGTCATCTTGTAACGATCCGCGCAATCCTTGGAAAGCGCGACATGCTTTCTATTGATTCTTCGGAAGATTGGAATGTTAAGGTGCTAGAGTATGGAGTTCGCTCAGGCGAATCCCTACGCGATGCAATTAATGACCTTCTACCCGAACTCGACCTTGCAATACGAGACGGACTAAGAATCAACAAACCAATTTTGACACCCGAAAAAGGTAAGTTTGAAGACTCCAAGGTAATTCGCGCAGTAGATAAAACCAATACTGATGAAGCCAAAAAGAAAACTTCTATCAAGAAGTTACAGTTAGGTTTTAAGTCAGGTAAGCTTAACAGCCCTGATAAGGAAACTGCTGGAGCCGAGGGTCTTCACGAAGACCTTGGTTAGGGAGAAATACAATGACAGATGTGCGTATCCCAAGAGGATATGCTAGGACCCAGACGCAGTACATGGAGCTTTCGGAAGGAAAGCGTCCCTCTCTTAGTGAAGATGGGACAAACCTACTTCCAGCGCCTTGGCTCCCTGCTGCGTTTATAGAGAATGTCCACGATGATCCAGTAATCATTCCTGCTGGTTTCTTTGTTGGGCGTATTAATACCACGGACCACAATGCTGCATACACGGCTGTAGCGGCTGCGTGGCGTCGGAACTATCTAGTTCCTGCATCCATGAACACTGGTACATATACGCTTACTAATAGCCAGTATGATATTGATTACGAGGTTCCAGATGCTGACAACTGGTCAACAGCCGTTGCAGCAACTGGTGCTACTACACTAGCTATCGAGCAGGTAAAGCCAATTGGTATTACCTTCCAGGACCTCTATCCAAGCTACTTCTCTCTACGATACAAAAACTACGAGCGTCAGTCTATGTCTGGTATCCTCTGTTGGGGCTATAATGTAATGCTCCCAATGCGTACCACAGAGGAATGTGCCATTCAGCCTGGCGACCTTGTGGTTATTCAGGACAACGATCATGCGAAGGCCACCTGGCTTCCTACCGATCTTTCAACAAACACGGTTGCTACACTGAAACCTTATGAGTCCGGTGATTCGCCTGAGTTTATCGTTGGACGTTGCCTAGAGGTTATTACTCTAGCTACCCAGACTGCGGGCAGTGCTGGCCAGACCCTAGCGGCTGGTCTTACTGCATCTAACGTTTCGAGCCCAATTAATCTTGATGATCTTGGTAAGGTTCAAACACCCCCAGGTCTCGGACTACAGGGTTCTGGTACCCAGGGACTTCCAGGTTGGACACTAGGAGCTTGTGCTCGTAGTTCTGCGTGGAAGGCAATTGTTCTGTCGGTGGACTGCCGCTAACGGCACGGAGATAAGAAATGTCAAAGATAAGCGAAGAGCTTCTTGATAAAGTCTTCGATGCCGAACAAAAAACTGTACTTCTCCAGCTCGTCAAGGACGCAAAGGATGAAGCTCGCGAAGAAGCAGAAAAGGGCATCAAGGACAGAATGGCCGAAGAGGGGCTCGTTGAAGATGAGTTCCTAGGGCTTACCAAGTCGGACCGCCTCCGTATGCAGCACGATGCGAAGGCGAAGACGATGAAGAGAATCTGGGAAAATTGTGGTGTTCACCCAACCAGCGGTCGCAAGTACAGCGTTGATGACTTTACTCGTTATGATGCTGAGCAGGCAGCCGAGGTTATGGCAGACACACAGTTCTCTACGGATCAGCCACTTCTCATTCCACGGGTAGTTGCACAATTCGTAAAGGAGGCTATTGAGCCCCGTATCGTTCTAACAGGTCTTCTCCAGAGAATCAATTATTCTGGTGGAACACACATTACTTTCCCTGCGATGTCCGGCTTCCATGCCGCAGATATTGCGGAAGGTACTGAGTATCCAGAAAGGAAGATTGAGTTCGGAGGAGAGGTCACAGCTACCATCGGCAAGAGCGGTCTCGCGGTAAAATTTACTGACGAAATGCTTCGCTACAGCCAGTGGGACGTTATGGCTATGCACCTAACGGCAGCTGGTCGCGCCCTTATTCGTCACAAGGAGAAGAAGGTTGCGGCTATGATTTCCGCGAACGCTACCGAAGACTTCAATAACACTTCTGGTACTGCAACAACTGGTCGCGCACAGAGTGGTGCAGGTAATGCTACCTTCACTCTTGACGACCTTCTAACAATGTGGGCAGCTGCTGCAAATGCTGGTTGGCAGCCAAACGCTCTACTGATGCACCCAATGGGCTGGCTGATTTTTGCCCGTGACCCTGTTATGCGTGCCTTCGGGTTCGCTAATGGTGGCCCACTGTGGCAGAGTCTGCAGGGTTCTGTTGGTAATGCTCCTCAGTGGAAGGGCGGTGGCTTCATTAATCAGCCTTGGGCAGTTTCCGCACCAGCCGAGATTGCGTCCACTTACACAAGTGTTCCGGCGCAGTTCCCATTCGGCCCACTTAAGATTATCGTTTCCCCGTACATTGGCTACACTTCCACAACTAACGTAACCGATATCTACCTCGTAGATACTGATGAACTTGGTTATCTGGTTGTTGATGAAGAGGCAACGACTGAGGAATTCGATGATCCAGCCCGCGACATTCGCAAGATTAAGATTCGCGAACGCTATGCTGTTGCCGGAGCCATCGGCTCTCGCATCCGCAAGGCAACTGATGTTGCGATTGCTAAGGGTTATGATTTTGACGATCTTCAGGTATGGCAGGCTGGGACAGGCACCCTACCCACCATTTCCTAGTAAGTAAGGCTTTTAGTTTAGGAGCCTCGCGCCCCGCGCGGTGCGGGGCTCCTATTTAGTTTCAGGAGACAAGTTAAATGCCAAGAGGAAGGCCGAAAACAAAAGAAGAACCAGCCATTGAAGCTAAGGAGAAGGAAGCTCCATTTGGTAAGGTTATCGAGGACACAGGTGCACGGAGGGTGCCGTTTGAGCTAAATCCAGGCGATGAAGTTTCACTCAATATCAAGCAGCGCCGATTTGTATTTCTATTAGGAAGGAATGATTTCAGTCTAACACCAGATAATTGGCATTCAATTATCCCACTAGATATTTCCGATACTGATTTACATTATCTAAGGCTTGACTATGAAGCTGGTGATATTGTAAAAGGAAAGCATTATCTACCTACATACCCTAAGGGTGACGACACAATAGATAGATTTGTGAAGTCGCTAAAAGAACCATTTTCTTCTTTTCAGAAGAAGGTAATTGCCCTTGTGAATCATAAAGGGCTTGTAGAAGGATATACTCCTGCGGAAATAATTCAGTCCCTTATTCGAGCTGAACAAGAAGTAGGCCCAAGAAAGGCTTACCAGAAGTACTTAGAAGATGCCATGGAGCACGTTGGCGGTATTACTCCGATAACAGATACTCCATTAATAAGTATAACGCTCAATACATTAGAAGAAAAATCTACGAAAATTAGATTGTAATAAGGAGGGTTCGTTGTGGCAGCCCCCACTATAGTTTCTACTAGCCCAGCTGATGATGAAACTAATGTAAAGATAAACACTACTATAACTGTAGTGTTTTCTGAGGCTGTTGATAGTACAACAATTACCGCTAATACTATCAAGCTTCAACATGCCAACACAAATCTAAGAGAGTTTGCCAGGCTAGAAGTAAGTGACGATGGCGAAACGCTCACCATTTTCCCCAATTCAGTATTTGATAAGAATGAAGAATATATCCTAACAATAATTGGGGTAGATTCTGGGCTGACTTACTATGTGAAGTCAGGCACCGGGCATGGATTAGCAAGTACTGTTTATATTAATTTCACGGCTGGAGACGACGTAGAAACATACTCAGGGGAGAAATCGGACGAAGTACAAGAAAGAGAAGGCGACTTAGTGCTCCCAGCGGATATACAGGTTGTCCCAGGAGAGCGGTTAGAGATTATAGATACTTATCCATATCATAATAGCGCGGGGCTGCCACTAACACTAGAAACAATATCCATAAAGTTTTCTGGTCCAATCGATCCAGGGGAATTTACCACTGATTGGGTAGATGTATCGTTTTATCCATTAATGGATATGGCAGATTACTTAGCTGTTGATACAGGTGATGATGTAATTCAGTTTTCTTTTGATGATCCAGATGGGGTTGATTTTGATTATCCATCTGGAACACTTAGTGTAACAGGAGAATATATCTATTGGACTAGAACCCCGGGAGAAACTTTTCCATATAATACAGAAATAGAGGTAATCTTTAGCCCAGAAATTCAAGATACATACGGGAATACCTTAACCGAGCGCCGCCGCATTTTATTCACTACAGAGGCTTATCCAGTCTTTACAGGCGTACGTGCGGTCCTAAGAGAATTACCTCTCCTTCCTGATAACATGGAAGAATATAAAGCATTAATTTATGCTATGATTTTCCGCAATTCTCTCAGGGCTTGGCAAATAACAGGAAATAGCGATGTTCCAGCTAAGGCTTATCAATATCTAACTCAATATACTTTAGCAGCTACTGCATTAGATATCCTTGATGATGCTGAAATCCCAAAGAGTATTTTAGCTGGACAAAGAAAATCATTGGGCGATTTTTATATTGCCTATGATGCTAATGCAGTAGGTAAAGAGGGGCTTAAGTATAAGAGATTAAAGAAGAAGCTAGAGGAAGCAAAATTTGCCCTTAGGAATGCGAGATTCTTCCGTGGTGTGGTTAAGGGACTTCGAACGGACCGGCCTTACTGGAGGAGTAGGACCTGGTCTCAGTATGACCTTTACAATATTAGTACAAGGGCTGGGCTTCCAGTTACCGAAAATATTCCAGCCGCCAATACATATAGTTCCCGAATAAACAAACTGCCAGGCATTTATAACGACTGGGATTAGTAATGGATTCTTTGGTATACAAACTAATAGAGCTAGCCGGACTTGGCGGTTTTGTAGTTTTTATGTTCTATGTGTTTTTTCGAAGATATATGGCCCAAATGAGAGAACTCCTAAAGGAAAAACATGAAGAAAACAAGAATCTTTCCAAGGTAATAGAGTCCCAATCTGAAAGAAACGACGAACTAGAGGACCATTTAATCGACCTTTTAAACAAATATGCAGAAGTTATTACGTCCTCTGCTGTAGCCATCGCAAAAATAAATGAGGCTGTGCAAAAGTGCCAGGGCCCAGGGAAGAAATAATGAGAGGAGAAATTATTCAAGGGAAATTAAAACTAGAAGAAGCTATGCAGCTTCTGAGGAATGTAGCTAATACAAATCAATCACAAGTTGGTATGGCAAAACGCGCACTTAAAACTAAGCAAGAAAATTACTTTACCCGTACCACAAAGGTATCTGTGGCCCCGTTCTCAGAAGCTCTTTCATTAAATGAACAAGTAATTGTTATTATCAATGGCTTCTGGATTTATAGAAACGGGGTTGTTTCTCGTGTTCTTAAACCAAAAGATGTTGTATCAAAAAAGCTTGGTGATATAATAAGTATGGAAACTACTGTGCAGGGAGCCGAATACTGCGCGATAGAGTTTGTAAAAGACGAAGAAAATGAAGAACAAAAACTGATGGAGGAATGGTAATGGCTATTTTCGGGTCGAATGGGTATTCTGGTGATTATAGTGATA